ATTGCGGCTCAATCACTATTGATGGCGCATTAGTGGGCGGCTTGGCTTCTTCGTTTATTGTAGGCGAGCAAAATCAACTGATACAAATATCAGGTGATGCGCGTTTCCCTGTTGGCTTGCTTGGTTCAACTGTTGACGTATTTGATCTTACTAGCTCACCTATTGGCGGATTCAGAGGTATTGATGTTAAAAGCACAATAGGCAATACAAACACGGCCGGCACTGCATTATTTGCGATAGATCAAGACAACGGCGAAAATCAATCAGTTTTCAGCAACTGTATACAAGATTTCAATGGTCTTGGTGTATGGATGAGAGCAGTAAACGATGTGGCTTTTAACGCAGCACCACAAAAATCAGTTTTCCAAAACTTCGATGTAGTCAGATTTATTGTTACACAAAGGCAAGCCGAGGTCGGTATTTTAAATGATGGCTCAGTGATAGCCATACCTCAATCTGGTCAATATGTAGATATGGTTAATCCAACTTTTATACTCGATCAAGACAGCACAAGCGGTTTTGAGATGGATGCAACCAATGGTGCAATAATAAATAAACTACAAACACCTAGTACCTATAAATTTGATTTTTTAATCAGTGGAATTAAAGTTGGTCAGGGCGCAAATGATTATGCGTTTTCGCCTTCATTTAAACCGGCTGCTGGTGTTTATTCACAGATTGAAGTAAATGATGGTGTGAACCAAGCAGTTATTGAAAATAGAAACGAGTTTACGCCAAACGACCCCAGTTTTGTATCGCTTTCATTTACTAAGCGTTTTGAAAATGTTGACGATGAAGTAAAAGTACAAATACAAAATGTTCAAGATGGTGATGATTTTCAACCAGTTTCAGTTCAATTTATTGCAACAAGGATAGGCAGCTAATGACTACTTATATTTATAGATCACCCCATGTCGGCATAAAAGATATGCTTGTTAGTGATAAAACAAGCATTCAAGAAATAGCAGAAGATTTGCAAGCGGTTATTATTGAGCATTTAGGCGGTCAAAAACCTTTCGTTATAATGCCAGCAAATAAATTTCCGATGCAATTGATAACACATGCAGAATTTTTGCATTTAAAGTCAGTCGGCATAGAGCAAGCAACCCATGAGCAAATGGTTGGCTTTTCCGATGCTTATCAGGCAGCTAATTCTTAGCCGAAAACTTTTCTTTTCCGCCATATTTTGTCCACTCTCTTGAACACCACTTGAGAAGTTCACCAGTTTTATTTTCTATTGATTGCCCTAGATTATGCCCACAAAAACCCGGTAAACATTCAGTGACAATAAAATGAACTGGAATTGATGTTGAATATTCAATGTCTTTTAATATTTGATCATCAGGAATCCAATCAATATCTATAATATTATTATGAGAGAGTTTATTATTATCAGTTCTTGTTATAGATAAGTTCTTATTAAGTGTCGTGTTTTCCGTCAACGGTGAATCCGTGAACGGTTTTTCAGTAAACGGTGTCTCAGTGATGATCCAATTGTTTTTGGCAAACTTGCCTTCTTCGCGTGTTTGATAGACTTTGGCGTACCCGGCTTCAGATAATTCAGCCAAAAGGCTTCTAGTTTTATCTCTGCCTATTTTCCATTTCTTGCGAAGATGGTTTTCTGAAACTTCCCAGTTATCCGGTCTTGTTAATAAGAATATGAGCAAGCCAATTGCTTGAAGTGACAATGAATCATCTTCAGCGATTTGATTTCTTAGAATATAAAAATTTCCGCTTGGACGCGGTGCGCGTTTAATCATGTGAACCCCCGTGTTTTATCCCGTGATAAAAGAAAGGGGCAGCCGGAAAATACCAGCCGCCCCAATCACACGGGATAAATATCTTAAAAGATTTTTTAATTCATTTCAATGTGTTATTATTTGTTTTTGTAAATCAAACCAAAATATTCTGGTGAAAAAAGTGAAATAGCCATGGCTGTGATATTTATTGTTGAAGATGGAACAGGCATTGTTGATGCCAATTCGTATGTTGAAGTTTCGTTTGTTAATCAATACGCTGAAAACTATTGCCCTGAAAAGCTTTCTGATTGGAATGCTTTAACAGAAGAAGAAAAGCAATCAGCAATCATTCAAGGTTCAATCTACATTGATAAGAACTTCACGTTCAAAGGTCATGTGAAATCCTGTGTTCAGGGTTTATTGTTTCCGCGTGTGTGCTTATATGATCCATGTGGCAATGAAATTGCTGATGTTGTGCCAGATGCCAATTATGGTTCAGTAAAGAAGGCTACGGCTGAATATGCGCTTCGTGCGGCATTTGAAAAACTTAACCCTGATCCGCCGCAGGATCTGACAGGGCGAGTCACAATGATTAAAGGCTGTTGTTCAACAGTTTCTTATTCTGATTTATATGGCGCTGTAACTACAAAAAAATATCCTTCAGCGGATAAATTCTTGAAATACTTCATAACCAACAACAGAAATAAATCAATCAGGGGTTAAAATGTCCATTGATTATCAGATTTTTGTTGATCAAGAGTACAGAATGGCTGAATGCTTTGGTCGTGTTGTGGTTGTTGGTCCAGATACTGTACCGGTTCAATTTTGCGACTACAAAGAAAAAAAATGGAATAAATGGTTGACGTTGAAAGGCTGGAACAAGGTTTGTATTCCTGCAAAAACACTGACAGCGCCAGTTGAACACGGAACAATCATTGTTGATGGATCAAATGAATGGTATGTCATAGATCCAAAGCCTTGTATGCCTGGACCTGTATTGATCAGCTATTGTGCTGAAGTATGTGAAAACAAATTCATTCATGATGTCAGCTATGTTCCAAGAGCCATAACAGCGCCACAAGGCGGAAGTGTTGATTTTGGCATTCAGTCAATGGGTGGATTTCAGTTTCTTTCAATGATTGAAACCGTCAATGGTGAAGAAAACTTTGATGGATCTGGACAGATAATCAACGCCACTCATCGTTTCACAATTCCTTTTGTTGAGGGTATAACATCAGAAGGTTTTCTTGGAATCGTTGAAGGTGTTGAACTTGTTTTATATCGAATTCTTGATGTTGAAAACCTAAACAAAGAAGATAAATTTTTATCTGTTCTTGCGACAATTCGCGGATCTGGATCAAAACCAATAAATTTATCATGATACAGATCAAGCCGCGTGGAAGAACTGACGTTGTAATAAAGCAAATAAAACGCCAAAAGAAATTGGTGAATGGCGCCAGAAGATCAGCGTTGTATAAAATCGGGAATGATATTCAGGAAGAAGCAAGACAGTCAATTATTCGTGGTCCTAAAACTGGCAAGCTTTACAGAATAAGGGGAAGAAAGAACAGACACAGGGCTTCAGCGCCCGGAGAATCACCAGCCAACAGAACTGGAACGCTTCAAAGGTCGATTGGCTTCATAAACTATGGAAGCGGAATCATTATTGGTGCTGAGGCTGAATATGCTAGATTCTTGGAGCTTGGAACAGATAAGATGGCAGCAAGACCTTATTTGAAAAGGGCTATTGATAAAAACATCAAAAATTTCCGTGAACACATGGTTGTTGAAATACAGAAGGCGACAAAATGAAGTCTGAAGACTTAGTGAAGCAAATGGTTCAGGTCATACCAGGTCAAACTGATTTGTTTTCAACTGTGGTCGCTGTTCAGTCATCAAGCTATGTTCCAACAGGTGGCGGCGCAAAGGGCGGCATTGTGACCGTTGTTGCTGCTAGTCACGGGCTTGTGACAGGTTCTGAAGTTCGCATTGTAGGCAATGAAAAATTTCCCCTTGATACGCTGACTTTCCTTGATGGCGTGGTGACAGCCACAACAGTGAATAATCATGATCTGACTTTGGGTGATCCGGCTTTCCCAAATGTGACAATTGAAGGCGTTGATCTTCCTGAATATAACGGCACGTTTGAATTGATAGGGCGTGAAAACAGAAAAACCTTCAATTACCCGATTGATTCAACACCGGCTGGCGCTGGTTCTGGTGGTTATTTGATTGATCCACAACAGCTTGCATTTGGACAGGTCGCCATTGTGACGGTGATTGATCAAAATACTTTTACCTATGCAATCACATCAGATCCAAAAGGTGAACCAAATATTGCATTAGTATCAACGCTGATAAGAATCTCAAGAGCTGCAACTGTTGAAAGGGCTGTCAGGTCATACACGGCGCAAGACAACCAAAATCTTTGGGCTTTTGTGATATTGGATGACAAAAGCACCAGCAAAGACCGTGATATTTTCAGCGATGCCACAAACCAGCAAGCCAGGGGGCAGACTTGGCAGATCAGAAGAATTGAACCTTTTTCCGTTTATATTCTAGCGCCCAATACTGATCAGATTGCCGGCGCTGAAAATATGGATTTGATGGAAAGCGTGGAAAAGTATCTGACAAAATCATTGGCTGGCTATCTTGCTCCAACAGTTTATTCACAATGCCCACAGTCAGGCATCACGCCAATTGGTTCTGGCTATTTTGGAACGGCGGCTGAAGGTGAAGAAGCGGCTGGTCCAGGTGTTTACATTCATCGCTTTCAATATGAAAGGATTATCGATATAACAAAACCAGACACAGTTGATCCAAAACAATCGCATAGCTGGCTTGATACTGATGTTAAGCAAAATGATTCAGATTCCGGCGCGACAAACTTTGAATGGCTTCAAAATCAAGATGAAAATCCACTCCCTTAATTTTTTTGGTAATATGTTAAAATATTGACAAGGTGAACAGATATGACAGCGCAAAATAAAACAAAATGCTTTTGGGTGTTGATCCCATGGGGCTTTTATAAGAAAAACCAACCATTAGAAATTGAAGTTGATTCTGGTGGAAATCCGCGCGATTCTTTTTGGTCGCGCAACTTGAAAGGCTTGAAAGCGAAGGGCTTTGTTTCAGATAAAAAGCCTAACCTGAACAAGCCAAAGCCGGGGAAGAAAACTGAATCACCAAAGAAATCTGATGAATCGAAATCTGATAAGTCAGGAAATGTTGACAAAACCGAGGCTTAAAGCTAATGACCACACAACGCAACCCAAGACAGAATTTCAAACTAGCTTCAGCCATTGCTGAAGTTCAAAATACACCGCAGCGCGTTTTGGTTGTTGGTCCACAACTGGCAACAGGAACAGCGGTTTCAGGTCAATTGAATCAACAGATTCTGAATGATGGTTCTGAAGACACGCTTTTTGGTCAAAAGTCACTTTTGGCTTTTGCGGTTCGTGATTATAAGCGAATCAACCAAGTTTCCCGTGTTGATGCGATTGGCTTTGATGATGATGGTGGCGCTTCAAAGGCTTCATCTGATACGGTTTTTGCTGGTACTGCTACAGCTGATGCGGACATCACAGTTCAAGTTGTTTCGGCTCGCTATCATTCATACCCGATAAATGTTTTAATTGGTGAGACAGCGGCGCAAATAGCGGCAAAGGTTGAAGCGGCTATTGATCTTGATGGTGATGTTCCAGTTGTTGCGAGTCTTGCAACAGCAACAGTTACTTGTGAATGCCAGAATGGCGGAACTGAAGGGAACACGCTTTCAATTCGTGTAATTGGTGCAATTCCTGGTGTCACAATCACTATCGGGGCTTTTGCTGGTGGTGCAAGTAATCCTTCAATCACTAATTTGTTTGACGTGATCGCCGGTCAACGCTATCAAGGCATAGTTTTTCCTGCAACTTGGGTTTTGACTCAATTGACAGATCTTCTTGATGATCGCTTCAATGTGGACAATGCAATTCTTGATGGTGAAGGTTTTATCTCAATCACTGGCGATTTTGCAACAGTGTTAGCGGCTGGATCAGCTGAAAATTCACCACTTACAATCTTTGGTTTCCGTGATGCTGTGAATGATGTTCAGTTTCAAGGTTCTTCATTGCTTCATTATTCGCTGGGTGTATCGGCGCAATTCGCAGGCGCACGTGCAAGGCGTTTGACTGATGGCGCTGACACAACAGATCTTCTTTCTGGTGATGTTGGTTTTGATGGTCGTGGCGGTGCTGCATTGGCTTCACGCCCTTATTTCAATACACCTTTAAAATTACCGATTGAAGATACAGGTCAAGGCTGGACAGATCAAGAAGTAAAAGATCTGACTTCAGCTGGCGTTTCAACAATGGGCAATAATATTGCAAACAATGGCTACATCACTGGCGCTGTAAAAACTACAATCACAACTGATGCGGCTGGCAATCCAGATACAACATTCAGTTTCTTGAATTATTTTGATACGGCTTCAGGTATTCGTGAATATATGTTCAACAATAACGCTGTTGATGCTGCACAAAAACGTTTGACTGATGGTGATCTTGTTGAAGGTCGCCCAATGGACAATGAAGATTCAATCATTGCTCGATTTGTTGGCTACTTCCAAACGCTGTCAGGACCTGATTTTGCATTGACGCAAGCTGGAACAGCGGCTTCTGATGTATTCAAACAGAACATTGACATCAATCTTGATTTAGATGTTGGATTGGTTCAGATGGTTTTCAATCGTGTTCCAATAGTTGTTCAGGCGCGTGAATTTGATGTCACGTTCAAAATTTCTTTCAATCTTGATCAATAGGGGTCAATAAAATGTCGGCATTAAGTAACCCAACAGCGGTCATGAATAATGTTCCGTTCGCATATAAGCCAAATAGCATGAAACATAATGATGGCAAAGGCGAGCGAAAAACTAGAATCAAATCAACTGGCGGAAAAAATCGCCAAAAGGTTGACACAACTGATATGGAAACCGCTTTTTGTACAGGTAGTTTCACATTGATTTCAGATGATGTTGGTTCGGCTGCTGTTGATTCATGGCGTGATCTTTTTGATGGAAATGTTTTGACGTTGACTGAAAATGGCAACACACAAACTTTCCAACATTTGAACATCATCAACCATGTTGAAAAACAATATGGAATGGATGCTGTGATTGAAGTTGAATTCACTTCAGACGAGCCAGTTTAATAAAACATTATTCCAAAAGGGGGGGGATAAATAATGACTTATATTCAGGAATCTGTGGAAGTCACAGTTGATCAAAAGGTTCAGTTTCACGGCAATGGCGGATTAGAGCAAACCAGCAAGATTGAATTGGTTTGTTTCAGCAAGAAGCAATACCGCAAGACATATCCGATTCAGCAAGGAATAGCGCAAGCATTCGTTGAATTGTCGGCAAAGCGTGAAGAACTTCAAAGCGCCTTCAGGCAGAGGCGTGAAGATGTTGTTGCAAAGCCTGAAGATGCAAAGAAGAAAGCTGAAAAAGAAGATGATGCTGATCCAATGAAAGATCCGGCGTTCATTGAATTGATCATGACAATGTCAACAGTTGATATTGAACCTTTGATGGAAATTTTTGACAATCTTGCTTTGGCTGGATGCGTTAAGATTGAAGGCAATACAATTCAGCCATTTCAATTGGATGAATTAGATCCGAAAACACAAGATCAGTTGTTCTTTGGATATTTGGCAAATTTTATCGTTTCTTTGGCGATTTAGACGAAAGCCCGACAGCCAAAGAAGAAAAATGGGAAATAATGATCTCAAAGATCATCCGGTTTTATTATGGCGGTTATTCATTTGAATGGTTAGAAAATCAGCCATTGGCAAAATTGAACAAGCTGGTTCGTTGGGGTGAAGATATGGTGAAGCAAAGTGGCTGATTTTACAATTGCATGGGATCTGAAAACACTTGATTCCTTTTCAAAGAACCTGGACAAGCTAGAAAAACGGTTTGATGAGGTTGATGACAATCTTGAAAAAATCGGAAAATCATCTGAAAAGAATTCCAAACGCTTTGGCAATGCCTTCAAGAACATGGCTGGCGCTGTTTTATCCTTTGCTAGTCTGAAACAATTTGTGACTATTGGAACAAACTTCCAAGATTCATTGGCTGATCTGTCGGCTATCACAGGCGCTGTCGGTGATGACCTTGATTTCTTGAGTGATCAAGCGTTTGTCATGGGCAAACAATTTGCCACAAGTGGCGCTGAAGTTGCTGAAGCTTTCAAATTGGTTGGCTCAAAGAAGGCTGAATTGCTTTCAAACCTTCCAGCATTAACCGCGGTTACTGAACAAGTTCTGCTGTTGAAGAATGCTGCTGGCATTGAATTAAAAGATGCAGCAATCACAGTGACACAAGCCTTGAACATCTTTGGCAAAGGGGCTGATTCAGCTTCTGAATTTGTAAACACGTTGGCGGCATCATCAAAGCTTGGCGCTTCTGAAGTGGCAAGAATATCTGAAGCCCTAGAAATATCAGGTCCAGTTGCAGCAAAAGCCGGATTATCATTCCAGCAATTGAACGGATTGATTCAGGCATTGGCGAAAGGTGGTCTTGAAGGCGCAAGAGCCGGAACAGGTATTCAGGCAGTTCTTCAGCGGCTTTCATCAGAAGGAATTGATTTCAATAAAATAGGATTGACAAAAACCTTTGAATTACTAGGGAAGCAGATAGAAAAAACCACAGACGTGAAGGCAAGAGCTGAATTGATTGAAAAATTGTTTGGCAAAGAACACGCAAAAACCGGCTTGACCTTGATTGAAAACGCGAAGCTGATTGATGACATCACCAAAGGTGTGACCGGTTCAAGCGTTGCTTCAGAACAGGCGGCGATTCGATTGGCGACATTTAGCGCCAAGATTCGCCAGCTTGGAACAATCATTGAAGAAAAGCTTGTGAAGACATTCATCAGGCTTGAACCACAAATCACACTGATGGCTGAAAACTTTGGAAAGTGGCTTGATACGCTTGATGAAGACAAAATAAATGGCTTTGCTGATGGCATGAAGGGGATTCTTGATGTTGTGACAATGCTTGGAAAAGGGCTTGCATTCATTGCTAATATTCTTGATGTGATTGGAACGGGTATTGGGGAAACAGCCGCAAAGATTGTTCAGAATCCGGCTTTCTTGCTTGCGCCAGGTGCGGCGGCTGGATCGCTTGCTTTTGATGACAATTCAACGCTTGGATCAAAAGTTTCAAATCTGTTTGGGTTCGGCGGCGAAGATACAAAAGGAATTGAACAAGGGCAAACCCAAAACGCCAAAGCAGATGTCACAGTGAAGATTGAAGCGCCAGCTGGTGTTGTTGCTGAAGCTGATGTGAAAACACAAGGTTCTGTTTCTCTCGATACAGGAGCAAATTTCTAATGCCACAATATGACATTTCAAAAACCTTCGCGCCTTCAATTGCTGGAATTCCGTTTTTGGTTGATTCAGCTAATGTTCGCGGCGGTCAAAAGAAAGTCACACATGAATTTCCAATGTCGAATAGGCGTGAAGTTGAAGCAATGGGAGGGCTTGAAGATGTGTTCAGTATTCAGGCAATTCTTTCTGGTCCAGATATGGTGGACAGAAGAAACCTGATCAAAGCTGTTTTTCAGAAGGGTGAAGAAGTCACATTGGTTCATCACATTGAAGGACCTGTGAACGTTGCGCCAGTTGATTATTCTATAAACGAT